ACTTTGAATTCACCCTTCTTCACGACCACTTGCCACCCCAGCACATACGCCTTTTCCAAAGTATCGGCGTTTTCGATTGGCTTGATATCAATGATTTGTTGAATTGATGCTAACATATTATCCCCTCTTAATATTTTCTTCGATGTATTCCTTCATCATTTTGTTGAATTTAAAAACCCGATGAATGTAGTAGTTGTAATAAGGGTGTTCAGCAACAAACCTCATTATTTCAACAGGGAGAAATTCCACCCCTGCTTTTTCAAGAATAGTCATAAATTTTAAACTTTTTCTCAATGAATACATCATTATCGAACAATACAATGCCGCCAGGCCCAAAAGAATTAAAATTGTGTATGCAATAATCATTATTTTTTATTTCTCCTTTTTTCCTTCGCTGTCAGGGCCGAACCTCAACACGACCCAGCCGCCCACAAGGAACGATAAACCAATCAAGAGGGCAAGAGCTTTTGATGTACCAGGCTCTGGGACATATTGCAAAAGGTTCCCTACTATTAATCCTAGGCCCGCCGACATCATCATATCCGCCCAATGTTTATCACTCATTTTTATCTCCTTAATGCGTCAATAAGTTGATCCGCATGTTGATTTTTCTTCAATTTATTTCTCATAATTTCCGCCGCGGTCGGCGGACGATTGCTCAAACTGGGCAATTTCCAATTGGCTTCAAAATAACAACACCCCATACAAAATTTTACCCCGTTCAACTCTTGTTGAGTGCAACCGTGGCATCCGCCGTGGAAAATATGATATGCCATGTTATTCCGACTCTCCATAATTTATTTTATGTGACATTCCACATCCAGAATCATTGTTGATAATACGATAAATATGAGTTTGACTAATTCCGTATTTCCTAATCAATTCTTCAACCGTGTTTTGTTTACTGAAATAAAGTGACCTTATTTCTTCTTTCATTAGAAATGAATATTTAAACTGCGGGTGGTTTTCAGAATTTTTGAATCTTATTTTATTATTACTGGATATTTTTTTTCTTGTTTCAACGGAAACTTTTCTCCCTTTTTGGGCATTTCTCATTTTTTGTATTGTTTCTTTTGAACGTTTTATGCCTTTTAGAGAATTTGATATTTTGTTTTTGGTTTCTTCTGATGCTTTTTTCCCGGAATGCGATTTTTTCATTTTTTGTATTGTTGCATCGGTAAATCGCCGCCCCTTCAATGCTTGTGAAATCTTTTCTTTAGTTTCTTGAGATAAAAGAAATGTGTTTTGTGTAGGTTTTTGTATGTTGTATCCATTTGGAACTAGACAATCAAAAAAAATTACCCATCTTTCTTCTGCTCTTCCTAATAAATCAATGGGCACGTTCTGTTTCCATTCAATAAATGCAAAATTTTCCCATCCATATTTTTTTATTGCCCGATAAAGATAAGATTCTTCCGTAGGGGTTTCCGCGGCATATTTGTGTCTTGATTTCCGATAAGATAATTTTTGGATGGTTTTCCCTACATACAAAAATCCGTTTATTTTATTGATTATTAAATAAATTGTTCCCATTTATTCCTCCCGTGAATAAAATAATATTGAGGTAATCCAAAATAACGGGAGTATTTTGGAAAGTATGCCTACCTGTCCCCCAATACTATTTATCATTTTCTTCTTCTTTGTTGCGCCACATTACGATTTTCGTGCCGAAGGGAAATTCCTGTCCCTTGTTTTCCTGCTGAACCACCCAATAGGTGCTCCAGGGAATCTTACCGCCACACGCCTTCTCAACGGCCTCTTGGTCGCCGTAGCCGTCCGTGAAATAGAACAGACACTTGATATCCTTGTCCTTGCTCTTCAGTAAATCCTCGAACACGGGGATAAACGAAGTGCCACCGCCACCGGTGAGCACCTTATTCACGCTGTCGCGGAAATTCTTGTATCCCTTGATCCTGGCCTTACCGTGGATTGCGGCGTCGCAACCGTAAATCAAAACCTCAAGGAACGGCATCGTCCGCAACATGGACTTCAGCTCGCCCAGGAATTCAATGATATCGTCCTGTGAAATCGAACCCGAAGTATCGAGCGCCAGTGCGACTTTCGCCTTGGAACCGGTCTGACCCGGAAGATACAATCCATAAGGGAGATACGCACGGTTGACCTTGCTCGTGGTGTATTGGCCCCTGCCGACCTCTTGAATCTTCTTCTTGATGTAACGCTTCCAGTCAATATGTCCTTCCAATTCCTCCAGATAATCGTCAATCATCCTCTGCATTTCGGAAGGAATCTCGCCGCGGTTCTTGGGGGCCAACCCTTCCGCCGCCTTGAAGATTTTCTTGTCAATATCATTCATCTGGTCCTGAAGGCTCTTTCCGTTCTGGGTCTTATTGTTTTGGATCGTTTCCTTCGTCATCTGCGATGAAGAAAGGTGATCGTCGAACTGGCCGAAATCGCCGTCAGCCGTCATGTATCGTTCACCCGATTTCTTGGGGTGTTTTTGCTGTTCCTCTTTGAGATACGCCAGAATTTTCTCGGCGTTCCACCCCTTGAATTTTTCATCATACAGGACGCCCTTCGGAAACTCCAAAAGGTTATCCCTGGGCGCCATTTCGTTCAGGATGATGGAGTTGATGGCGTAGTCCAGGGCGTAATTCAACATCTTCTGTTCTTCAGCGTTCTTGATGTCCTTGATACGGAATCTCATAAAATGCTTGAAAAGAATATGTTGCAGTTCGTGGAGAAGGACGGTCATAACCTGATTTTTTTCGAGCTTCTCGACGAAATCCTTATTGTAAAAAATCACGTTGTTGTCAGTCGCCATCGTGGGAACTGACTTACTTTCTTTCAACGGGAAGTCAAACAACAGGACGCCGAAAAACTTATGGCGAATCAGTAACCGAACCTTTGCATACGTCAATTTTTCCAAAACAGTCATTAGTTATTCTCCTTATTCATACTACTATTATACCACTTTTATGAGGACCCGTCAAGCCCCTTTTCCCCTGTCTTATCGTGTCTTTTGGGCGATCTTAAAAATTCTAAACATTCTCGCCTGTTTATAGCCTTTTTTAATTGTTTAATTTTTAACGATTTGATTGATACTGTATTAGAATTTTTTGTTGTTAGAATTTTATTCCCGTATTTTAATAAACACCATCCCCAACTCGGTCCCGTTCCGGGATAATTATATTTACAAAATTTATCACAGGTATTTGTTCTGAGACGCCACCAATTTCCCGAAAATCCATTCATTTTTTCGATGTACTTAAACTTGTTCCAATATTTCAGTCGTTCTGCTTCAGTCATTTTTTTCTTTAGGCGATCTTAAAAATTCTAAACAATCAATACACTGGGCGGTTTCCGTAAATAATATTTCTACAAATGAAGATAATGTTATTTTTTTTGTTCGGCTTAATGATATCAAAATTTTCACGCCCTGGTCGGGGGTTAATGTGCAAAATCCCCTTTTTGGGTCACAATATTTACAAAATTTAACACAACTATGATATCTATTAAAAGGCCAACCCTCAATATCCTCTTCGGGGATAAGGCCGATTTTTTCAAGGTAATTTAGTTTATTCAAATATTTCTGTCTGTCCGCTTTATTCATTTTCTATTCGGGGTTCCCAACAGGTAAAAACACGGCATTGTTGTTTCGGGAATATTATTTGCGGCCTGATATCATTAATTAATTTACCTGGTTCACCCTGGGTCGACCACCCTTTTCCTATTGCGTCGCACGAGCCTGGCGGGAATTTTTCACAAAATGGATGATTTTCTAAACTCCAGTGTTTACATCCACTACAATAATATTTCGATAATTCTGTTTTCGGTATTTCACTATCCAACGCCTTCATAAGTAATAATTTATTTATCAACTCTTTGGTCATTTTAGTCGGTTTTCTTCCATACGAATTTTTCACAAATTTCAATAGGGAACGGATTTTGTGAAAGTTCGTTAGTGTCGAAAGTGATATTCTTTTCGTATTTTTCGTTGTCATAAGGACAGGGGGTATCCCCCGCCTGCACGCCGCCCCAGTGTTGACATTTTTCACACATGGGATAATCCCCTTTCAGTTTTGCCTGCAGGCGGATTTTTTCCCTGATGGGGCCCAATCTTTGTTCGGCGGCCAAAACATCCTTCAATTGGTCGAGCGTCGCCTGGCCGACCATTTGCCGAAATC